TACAGCAGACAGACTTAAAAATGCTGCCGCTACCAAAAAACTCGCCATATTTGATGCTTTTGAAATACTTAATAGAATCCAAGAAGAAGAGAATATTCTCGAGGGTAAAGAACCTGAAGAAAAAAAAGAGAGAGTGTTTAAAGGATTTGCAGAAGGAAGATCGAAATGAGTTACGAACAAGAATTACTAAAAATAATAGAACCTATTAAACGTACGACGATTAGTCGTATGAATAAAGGTAAAAAATGGAAATATGGATACAATAAAGAACATGATGTTATCGTTATATCAAAAACTGGGCAAATTGGTGAAATATATGAAATCCAAAATTTGCGAATTGCGTTGCCAAGAGTGCCAGGGCAAGTGCATAAAAGTAAACTAAATAAGTGGATAAGACAAGATCAACCAAAAGAATTAGAACGATTAAAAAATATATTTGACTGGAGGAGTTATCCAGACGAATCTAAAGAACAATGGTTTGATTATATAGATCAAGAGTTTAAAAGAAGAGACGAAGGGTTTTGGTTTTCAAACAAAGATAAACCAACTTATATAACAGGTACACACTATATGTATCTTCAATGGAGTAAAATTGATGTTGGTGCTCCAGACTTTAGAGAAGCAAATAGATTGTTTTATATATTTTGGGAAGCCTGTAAAGCGGATAAAAGATGTTACGGGATGTGTTACCTTAAAAATCGTCGATCTGGTTTTTCTTTTATGAGTTCTGCTGAAACAGTTAATTTAGCCACTCTTGCAAGTGATAGTAGATTTGGGGTGTTATCTAAAACGGGTGCAGATGCTAAAAAGATGTTTACAGATAAAGTTGTACCTATTAGTATAAACTATCCATTTTTCTTTAAACCGATTCAAGATGGTATGGATCGACCTAAAACAGAATTAGCATATAGAGTACCAGCTAGTAAGTTTACAAGAAAAAAAATCACAGCTAACGAACAACTTGAAGATATACAGGGATTAGATACAACTATTGACTGGAAAAATACTGGAGACAATAGTTATGACGGTGAAAAATTAGCTTTACTAGTTCATGATGAATCTGGTAAATGGGAAAGACCTGATAATATATTAAACAACTGGAGGGTTACAAAAACATGTTTAAGATTAGGTAGTAGAATAGTTGGTAAATGTATGATGGGGTCAACTTCCAACGCCCTAGACAAAGGTGGAGATAACTTCAAAAAACTATACAATGCTTCTGACGTTACCCAGCGAAATCGTAATGGACAAACAAAATCTGGTTTATATTCTCTTTTTATCCCAATGGAATGGAACTACGAAGGCTTTATTGACGAACACGGATATCCAGTCTTTGATAGTCCAGACGATGATGTACTCGGACCAGACGGTGAATTAATAGATGTTGGAATAATAGAGCACTGGCAAAATGAAGCTGATGGTTTAAAACAAGATCACGACGCGCTAAATGAGTTTTATAGACAATTTCCTAAAACTACAGAACACGCGTTTAGAGACGAAGCATTAAACAGTATATTTAATTTAGTGAAAATATACGAGCAGATAGATTACAACGAGGAGATGTCTAGAACACTAGGAATCACAACTGGTAATTTCCAATGGGTTAACGGAATAAAAGATACACAAGTTTTGTTTTATCCAGATCCAAAAGGTAGATTTAAAATTAGTTGGGTACCACCATCACATTTACAAAATAAAATATTTTTAAAAAACGGTGTTAAATATCCAGCAAACGAACATTTAGGCGCTTTTGGTTGTGATAGTTACGATATATCAGGAACAGTAGATGGAAGAGGATCGAAAGGAGCTCTACATGGATTAACTAAGTTTAGTATGGATGAAGCTCCGGTTAGTCATTTTTTCTTAGAATATATAGCGAGACCTCAAACCGCAGAGATATTTTTTGAGGACGTTTTAATGGCATTAGTTTTTTATGGAATGCCTATATTATGTGAGAACAACAAACCTCGTCTTTTATATTATTTAAGACGTAGAGGATATAGAGGTTACAGTATGAACAGACCAGATAAAGTTTGGAGCAAATTATCTGTAGCAGAAAAAGAAATAGGTGGTATACCAAACTCTAGTGAAGATATAAAACAAGCACACGCGGCAGCTATTGAAATGTATATACAATCAAACGTAGGTATGAAGCAAGATGGTAGTCATGGTGATATGTATTTTAATAGAACGTTAAATGATTGGGGTAGGTTTGATATAAATAAAAGAACAAAGTTTGATGCAACAATAAGTTCTGGTTTAGCTATAATGGCTTGCAATAGGCATTTATATGTTCCAAACGCTAAAATACAAAAAGAACCACTAGATATTAGTTTTGCTAAATATAGTCAAAAAGGTAATATGAGTAAAATAATTAAAAATTAAGTATGGCTGAATCAGTGATAAATAGACATTTTCCTAGTCAAGTCGTTAGCGATTTGGAAAAGATGAGTTACGATTATGGATTAAGAGTAGCTAAGGCAATTCAGCATGAATGGTTTTCTAAGTCTTATGGCGGAGACAATAGTAGGTTTAGAGGTAATATATCTAAGTTTCATAGACTAAGATTATATGCTAGAGGTGAGCAATCCGTGCAGAAATATAAGGATGAGTTATCTATAAACGGTGATTTGTCCTATTTAAATTTAGACTGGACGCCAGTTCCAATAGTACCTAAGTTTGTTGATATAGTTGTAAATGGTATTGCAGAAAGATTATACGAAATAAAAGCTTTTTCACAAGATCCTTTTGGTGTGGTTAAACGAACTGAGTACATGCAGAAGATAGAAAAAGACATGAAGTTAGATGAGTTTTTCACTTTCTGCGAAGAGCAATTAGGTGTTTCTAGTAGAGAATCAGGTCAAAAACCATTACCAACAACAGATGAAGAATTTAAACTTCATATGCAGTTGAACTATAAGCAACAAGTAGAAATAGCAGAAGAACAAGCTATAAATATGTTAATGCGTGGAAATAATTACAATCTTATAAAAAGAAGGTTTTATCACGATATAACTGTTTGTGGTATAGGAGCTGTTAAAACAGGTTTTAATACTTCCGAGGGTGTTACTATAGATTATGTTGATCCAGCTAATCTAGTGTACTCTTACACAGACTCTCCTTATTTTGATGACATATATTATGTTGGAGAAATTAAATCTATACCAATAAACGAACTTAAAAAACAATTCCCATACTTAAATGAAAAAGAATTAGAAGAGGTAGCTAAAAGCAGTAGTGGTACTTTTTCAAATTATTATGGTAAGTCTAGACCAGCTGAATCCGATAATAACAAAGTAGATGTTCTTTATTTTAATTATAAAACCTACATGAATGAGGTTTTTAAAATTAAAGAAAATTCTATGGGTGGAGAAAAAGCTATAAAAAAAGATGATAGTTTCAATCCTCCAAAAAGTTTAGAGGGTACTTATGAAAAACTATCAAAATCTGTAGAGTGTTTATACGAAGGGGTATTAGTTTTAGGAACAGATAAACTAATAAAATGGGAAAGAGCTAAAAATACAATGCGTGAAAAGAGTGATTACACGAAAGTAAAAATGAATTACGCTATTGTAGCTCCACGTATGTATGAAGGTAGAATTGATTCATTAGTAAACCGTATAACTAAGTTTGCTGATATGATTCAAATAACACATTTGAAATTACAACAAGTACTATCTCGCATGGTTCCTGATGGTGTTTTCTTAGACATAGACGGTTTAGCAGAGGTTGACTTAGGTAATGGAACGAATTATAATCCACAAGAGGCTTTAAACATGTTCTTCCAAACTGGTAGTATTGTTGGTAGATCGATGACTATGGATGGTGATCCAAATCAAGGTAAAATACCTATTCAAGAAATAAACAATAGTGGAGCATCTGGGCAAAAAATGCAAGCTTTAATACAAACGTATAACTATTATTTACAAATGATACGTGATGTAACCGGGTTAAATGAAGCCACCGATGGTTCTACACCAGCAGAAAGATCTTTAGTTGGTGTGCAAAAAATGGCAGCGGCAAATTCTAATACAGCTACAAGACATATATTAAATAGTGGTATGTTTTTAACAGCTGAAGTCGCAGAACAATTAGCTTTAAGGATATCTGATGTTATAGAATATTCTCCTACTAAAAATGCTTTTATAGAAGCTATAGGTGCTCATAATGTCGCTACGTTAGAAGAAATGTCTAACTTACATTTGTATGACTTTGGTATATTCTTAGAATTAGAACCTGACGAAGAAGAAAAACAATTATTAGAAAACAACGTACAACAAGCGATACAACAAGGTTCTATTGATCTTGAGGATGCTATTGATTTAAGAAACATTAAGAATATAAGATTAGCAAATCAAGTATTAAAGGTTAGAAGGAAGAAAAAGATGGTAGCTGACCAGGCTAATCAATTAGAACAAACTAAAGCTCAAGGTGAATCGCAAGAAAAAGCAGCGGCTGCTCAAGCTAGAGCTGAAATTGATAAAGGTAAAGCTCAGATTGAAAACGAAATCAAACTTGAATCTATTAAAACAGATGGTAAATCTCAAATACTAGCTCAAGAAGCTGCTATTAAAGAAAAATTAATGAGGTTAGAGTTTGATTTTAACATGCAATTAAAACAAACTGAGGTTGCTGGTAAAAAAGTAGTAGCCGAAACAACTGAAGATAGAAAAGACAAAAGAACGGCAAAGCAAGCATCTCAACAATCAGAACTTTTAGAACAAAGACAAACAGGCGGCGCGTCTAGAAACTTTGAGTCTAGAGGTAACGATTCGTTAGGTGGTATAAGTTTAGGTCAATTTGGACCTAGATAAATTTATTAACTATTATTATATTATATTATGGCAAAAAAGAAAAAAGAAGAGCCGAAAGTGGATAACGAAGTAGGCCAAATTAAAGTAAAAGAAAAAGTAGAAAAACAACCAGATGGTAACGAGACCAAAGGAGACGTTACTAAGATTAAAGAAACAATGAAACAACCAGTTGTAGATTTAAGTAAAGAAACTATAACAAAAGTAGATTTAAATAAACCACCTAAAACAGAAGAAGAAAATGAAACCGTGCAGGAAGTGGTTGAAGAAGCACCACAAGAGCAAGAATCTGTCAAAAGTGAAGACACTCCAGTTGTTGAAGAAATTACTGAAGAAGAACCTATAGAAACAACAGTTGAAGAAGTAAAAGAAGCTGTTGAGGCCGCTCAGGAAGAAGGTATTGAACTACCAGAAAATATACAAAAGCTAATGGAGTTCATGGATGATACCGGTGGTGATTTAAACGATTATGTAAAACTTAATCAAGATTATACCGAAATGGATAATCACACTGTTTTAGAAGAATATTACAAGCAAACTAAACCTCACTTATCTGCAGATGAGATTGATTTTTTAATGGAAGATCAATTTGCATTTGATGAAGAGGAGGATAGTGAAAAAGAAATTAAAAGAAAAAAATTAGCGTTAAAAGAGCAAGTTGCCAGCGCTAGAAGCCACCTGGACGGGCAAAAGTCCAAATACTACGATGAAATTAAAAGTGGATCGAAGCTCACTAAAGAGCAACAAGAAGCTATTGATTTCGCACAAGAAGCAGTTAAACGTACTCAATGGGAGCAAGACGTTAACGCTAAGTTTATACAAAAAACTAATAGATTTTTCGGAGATAAATTTAAAGGATTCGATTACAGTGTTGGTGAAAAGAAATTTAGATTAAACGTTAAAGATGTAAACCAAGTTAAAGAAGCGCAGAGTGATATTAGTAATTTTGTCTCAAAGTTTGTAGATAAAGATTTTAATATATTAGACGAAGCGGGTTATCATAAAGGCTTGTATACAGCTATGAACCCAGATACTATAGCTAACCATTTTTATGAACAAGGTAGAGCTGATGCGTTAAAAGATAACGTAACAAGTGCTAAGAACATAAGTATGGCTCCACGTCAAGAAATGGGAGACCATAAACATGATAGTGGAATAAAAGTTAGAGTATTAGGTGAATCGACTAACGACTTCAAGTTTAAAATTAAAAATAACAAATAACAATTTAAAATTACAAAATTATGGCAATTACCCCTGGAGGTAGTTTGAATAGTGTACCTGCTCAACAGCAACAAGCACTAACATCAAACTACATCGACTTTACTGCGTCAGGTACAAACTGGGCGCAACAATATTTACCAGATCTAATGGAGAAAGAAGCTGAAGTTTTCGGACCGAGAACTATTTCAGGTTTCTTATCACAAGTTGGAGCTGAAGAATCTATGGCTGCTGATCAAGTTGTTTGGTCAGAACAAGGTAGATTACACCTTTCTTATAAAGGTAAAATGACTGATGCAACATCATTCTTAGTTCAAGCTGATATTGACGGTGCTGACTCTGATAACTCAGGTATTTCTAACGGTCACTCTGAAGTTAGACACGGTATTAGAGTTAACGATACTGTTATTTTAGCTGATGCTAATGGCGTTAGCAAATGTCTTGTTACAGCTGTTGGCACAGATGATATTACTGTAGCTACTTATGATAACTCTACTATTACCGCTTTAAATACTAACCTAACTACTACTATACTAGTTTATGGTTCTGAATTCG